ATCGCGCGAAGCTTGTTGATGAACGGGCCGTCTACCGCGTCGAACTCGGCAATGATCTTGCGGGCCAAGTCGTCATCCTTTCGGGGTCAGGTCTTCCTTCGCCTTCAGGGCGGCGAAGAATTCTCGTGGGGTTGCTCGCCAGAATTCAGATGGCTGCCATCCAAGCCCGGCGACGGCGAACCCGAAGAGCCGATGAACCCGCCCAAGAGGCCCATCATGTCTTCCTGTTCCTTCGCGGCCGCCGCCGCCTGCGCTTTTTTTGCGAGGTATTGGTCCGGCGTGTAGAGAAGGCGCTCGATCAGTTCGATTTCCTTCATCACCCGGTCGGGCTGGGCCATGCCTTCATCCCACATCGCCTGATGTGTGGCTTCCCAAGACAGATCGGACGGCTCGTTGTCCTCTTCCTTCGCTGCCTTCATGGCGAGGTAGACGAGATAGGACCGCTGTTTCAGGGTCGCCGTCGGGCTGAGTTCCGAAAGCGCCTGGAGGTGCGAAATCAGGCTGCCAAAGCGATCTTCAAACCGCTCGGCAACCGCAAAGGTCGGCAAGAGGGCGTATTCCCTCTTGCCGAAGGTGAGAAGCACACGATCCCGCATCAGGCGCTCACGGTGCCGCGCACCATCGTGCCGTCTTCCGACAGATCGCAACTGCAAATGCGGGCGCCGCTGACGGGGTTAGTAAGTTCGGTGATCGCCACAAGAACAGTGCCCGTCCACTTCATGGTTCCGGTCGCCGTCGCCTTGATCTCGATGTAGAGCGGCGTGCCGTTGTCATGCGCATCCCAAAGCTCGGTCTGGGCGGTGGGCGTCGGCTCGCGCGGAGCAAACTGGAAACTGGCACTCCAGCCCGCCTTGCCCTGACCTGTCACCGATCCGTTCTTGAACGGCGTCCGCTCGTTCGTCACGCCGGTGTTGATCGTAAGATCACCCTGCATCTCGACCTCAGCCAGCGGTGTCGTGGCCGCGCCTGCGGTGGAGATGAAGAGCTTGTAATCCTTGCCGTTCGACATGGATGCCTCCTTTCACTGAGGGGAAATCGGCCGCAGCCGAGTGGTCAGGCGCTGCCGCCGCGGCGTCAGAGCGTGATGGTGTAGCGGCACTTCCCGTGCATGGTTGCGCCGTCGATGTCCGTATCAATGTCCTGGTATTCGAAGTTCACCCGCGTTCCGAGAACATCAGCCGCCATCAGCGCCGCATGAGCCGTGGCGAGAATGGTCTTCGTGCGGGTCTGCCCGCGCGGCACCGGAGAGCCGTCCACAGGTCGAAGAAAGTGGTGCACTTCGAAGGAATGGCGCCCGATCTCGCCGTTCTTCATGCTGGCATCCCCGATTGAAAAACCGTCCAGCCGGACGAATTCCTCTGGCGGATGGGTCGGCGCGTGGTCGAACACCTCCAGCGGCGATACCGCAGCGGAAACCACCTCGAAAATTCGAGTCTGAAGGTCGAGTGATCGCGAAACCGTCATGGCAACGCCCTCAGAACCCGTTCAAGGGCAAGCCCTTGATTGCGGATGAACACGTCTCGCTCCCTCTCGAAGGCGTCGTCATGGAAGTTCCGGGCGGGCTGGTGCACCGTGCCGTCGATGAAGAAGCGCAGGTAGAATGCCGCGCGCTCAGCCGCCGGGGTCAGAAGGCCCACCCTGCCCCGCATCTGCGACCGCAGGATAGACCGCCGATAGTTGCGCCGAGCTGCGCCGGTGATGTCCTGCATGCCGGCCCCGCCGTGCCATAGGGGCGCGTAGATTGCCGCCGTCCCCATCAGCATCCGCGCGGTTTCGTGCATCCGCTTCGTGGATGCTTCGACCTCTTTCATCGCCTCGTTTTTCAGGGCCGGAGACATCTTCTTCAGGCTCGCGCGCAGTTCCTTGGCGCCTCTGATCCGGGCCATTTTCCACCCTCAGGAAGGTTGATGCTCGGTCGCCGTGATAACGATGTTCTCTCGGCGGCCATTCATGTCCTGGGCGAAGTTCACGTTCATCGTGATCGCTTCGTCCACATTGATCACCCGCATGCCCGCGCCGGTGCGCAGCAATTCGGCGGTTTCGTCATCGTATCGCACATGGATTCGCACGATGGGATGCGCATCAACAGCGCCTTTGGTCAGGCGCTCGACATCACCCCGGAATGACCGGAACCGTTCGATCCGGGCCGGGCCTTCCCAATGGGTTTCCCAGGTGACGGTGAAGCCGCCGCGGCCGTCGGAAACCTTTGTCGGTTTCTCGATCGTCACCCATTCGCGATATGATCCCGCCCCGTTCATGCCGGATCATCACCCTTCTTCGGCGGTTCGGAGAGGATGCCCTTCCTGCGCCATGACTCTGCGAGAAGAGACGGCACGGTGAGCGTCGATCCGGCGGGATGTTCGGTGCCGCCCCAGTTGCGAGCCTGCGCAAGAGTGACCTCGACAAACGCGCTGGGCGCCTGTTTCGTGCGGCGTGAGGAATTCTTGAACTCTGCCATTGGCTTTCCCTCAGAAAACGCGCCGGTAAGGCGCAATCAGATCCCAGAACCCGAAGCCGGACGGGAAGGTTTCTTCGCGAACCTGCACCTCGCGGAACTCGTAGAGATGCGACACGAGGATGAGGATGGCGCTGCGGATCGGTTTCGGCACTTCCGCATATCCGGCAGTGAACGTGACCCTGACTGCATCGTCGCGCGACGCTAAACCGGGCCACGCCTTGCCGGGAACAGGGCGGAGATAGGCGCCCTTTCCGTCGGAATGCATGTAGTAATCGGCGGGCGGAACGGTTTGCTCGACCCCGGATGTATCGAGGTATTCCACCGAAACGACCGCGGAAACAGGACCAATCGGGATGCGCAGCGGGTCAGTGAACGCCGACACGGTGTCAATCCATTGCTGAGCCGCGATGCAACGCCCAAGTATGCCTTCCGGCCCGTCAAGATAGGCAGTTGCGGCGGCAATCATGGCCTCGATCGCATCATCATCCCGATGATGGACGATCCTCAGGACTTCGGATTTCGCCTCGTCCGCCGTGAGGATCGCTGCGGGGGGCGTGATCAGCGTCAGCATGAATGACCTCTTCGGGTAAGGAACGGGCCGCCGGAGCGGCCCGCCTGTCAGGCCTGATCGGCCTGCGGGTTCAGCTCGCCGTCGCTCAGGATAACCATTGCTGCGATGGGGGTGCCTGCGCCGTGGGTGCCGCTGAAATCGGCCAGCAGTTTCAGGTAGCGACGGCCGCCAACGTAGCCGTAGCGGTAAACCGCTGCGGCTGCATGGGCAGTGGTCAGCGCCTTGATGATGCCGCCCGTTGCCGGGGTGACGCCGAGAACATCATCCGCCGTCACCGCATCGAAGTTCGTCCCATCGTCAGAATGCGTGAGAACGAACTCGATCTTGTTCGATCCGGTGAAGGTGATACCGCCCACGCCGATCGAAAGCGCGATCTCGGCGGACTTGTGTTTCGCGAGGTCGATGTTCGCGGGCGTGTTGTCGGCGGTATGGACCGCTGCCGCGATGGCCTGCACGAGGAAGAGCTTCGAATGAAGGTCTTTCATTTCGTGGTTCCTTTCGGGGAAATGGGGAATGCCGGGCCAATCTGGCCCGGCCGCAGGATCACGAGGCCGCGATCTTCATCAGCTTGATCGGCTGATAGTGGTTCAGGCCACCGCCGACATACTTGGTGGTGTAGAACTTCACCTTGCCCTTCGTGGTGATAGCGTCCCGCATGATGCGGATGCCCTTCACATCGAAGATGTTGTAGGCGCGCTTCCAGTCCGCCAAAGCGATCGGGTAGGCGTCGGCCTCGACCTCGGGCATGAAGTCGTCGGTATAGACCGGCTTGCCGCAGATGCTGGCCACCGTCTCGGCCGAGGTCGGCGGTGCCCAGATGTTCTTGCCTTCCGCATCCTTCAGCTTGCGGATGCGGGCTTGCGTCCCATCCGACATCAGGAAGGCGGCGTTCCGGCGATGCCCCGGGCGCAGGGCATAGATCAGGTCGTAGAACGCATCTTCGGGGCTGACGCCCGTGCCGGCATCCGCGACCGCAAAGCCACCGGCAGCGCCAGACACGGTGAAACCGATCTTGCCCCACGACCACGAGGCATTCGCGACCTTGTCGTAGGACATGAAGCCCTTCGGCCGCTTCACCCCGTCGCCCGAGATGAAGGCTTGCCCCTCCATGGCGGAGAAGATTTCCTGCACCTCGTCCCCGAGCCACGCGGCCACGTCGATGATGGCGCCGGAATCCAGAAGCCGTTGAGTGGTCACGGGCATGGCGTAGAGTTCCATCACCGTGAACAGCATCTCGGCCAGTTCCGGGGTTCCGGTTTCGGGCCGCGCTTCCTTCTCGCCGACCCAGCCGCCGTCTCCGCCGCCGAGGTTGACGAACTTCCGGTATTCCATCGCGTCGATGGGCGTGATCTTGGCAAGCTGCCGCATCACGCTCATGTCGCGAAGAACCTGGTCGATGGTCGTTTCCATCTTCCGGGGCACCAGATAGCCGCCATCCGGGTCAGCAAGCGTCGAAAGCTCGGCCTTCGCTTCCAGATCGCGCAGGCCCGCATCCGCTCCCGACTTGAAGTAGCGGTTGAAGGCGAGGGCATGTTCCCCGGCCTCGGGCCGGTCATCCACCGTGCCGGCGCCGATCCGGGCAGCCGCGATCACCTTGTTGGCGTCATCAAGCGCCTTCTGGAGCGCGGAAACTTCGCCGTTGATCCGGTCGATCTTCTCCTGCGTCACCACGTCTTTCTGGTCACGCTCGCCCATCGCCGCCTTCATCTGGGCAAAGGTGGATTTCAGTTCTTCCAGCAGCGCCGTCGGATTTGCGTCCGCGAAAGCGCCGATCAGGCCGCGCCTGGGCGCGGGCATGCGAAAATGCTTGCTCATGGGATACCTCCGTTATGAGCGGATTTCGGAGACGAAGGCCTTGGCTTCCGCGAGGAAGCGGGCCAGTTCGCCGGTTTCGATGCCTGCATCACGCTCGGCGTGTTGGCCGCTTGCATCCAGCGGGGCAGCCAAAGAACCCAGATCGCGCAAAAGCGCTGTCCGGTCCTGTCTCGTGAAGCCATCGCGCGCGAGGGCGGCTTCGATGACACGGCGCGCCATGAGCGCGCTGTTGTTCTGCTTGGCGTCTTTCGCCTCTTCGGCGACAAGATCGCTGTCCACCCGATCAGCGAAGCCCTGATCGACTGCCTCTTGCGCCGTCATCCATGTGGTGGCCCGCAGAAGGGCCGACAGTTCGTCCGCCGTCTTGCCGGTGCGGGCGCGGTAAACCTCGATCATGGAAGCGTCGATCTTGCCGAAGACAGCAGCGGCGTCCGCGAATTCGTCTTCGTTGCCAATCACGATACCCCATGCCTTGTGGACCATCATCATAGTGCCGAGGCCCATGGTCAGATCGTCCGCCGACATGGCGATGAACGACGCGGCAGATGCCGCGATGCCCATCACCTGCACCGAAACCTTGCCCTTGTAGGCGCGAAGCTCGTTGTAGATCGCAAGGCCTTCGAACACGTCGCCGCCTGGCGAGTTGATCTTGACAATGACATCGCGCCCGTTCGCCTTTTTCAGCGCGCGGCGCATGCGGTCTCCAGTCCAGCCGGACAGATACCAATCCCCAATCGCATCGTAGATCGAGATTTCGGTTTCCGTTTCCACCTCAGCGAGCGGTCTTTTCGACCAGTCAGCCAAGGCATCACTCGGTGCCTCGCTGTGGTAGGCCTTCGGGCGGGCCAGCCCGGCGACGGCAGGCAGATCACTTCTCAGCGTCATCGGTTTTCCCTTCCTTCTCGTCTCTGTCGTCTTTCAGGGTCTGGTTCGGCGGCGGATAGCGCGTGTCTCCACCCTCGATCGGGTTCAGATCACGCCGCTCCCGGTATTCGTTGACCGTGATCGCGCCCATCTGAACTTCCTTCAGCCCGGATTCGACCTGGGTCTTGACGTTGGCGCGAACCAAAGATTCCCGTCGGACGGCAACGTAGAGGTCACTCTCGTTTTCGCCGTCCAGCAGATCGACCGTGCAGGCCTGTTCCCACATCGTGATGTCATCTTCGGCCGTGAACGCCACGAAGCCGTTGGTCTGTTCCTCCAGCCCGGTTCCCCAGCTGGTGGACTTTTCCGTATCCCCGGCCATGTGCGGAGGCACGCCGAAGAAGCGGTAGATGTCGGAATTCGTGAGTTGGCGCGATTGAATCCACTGCGCATCTTCGGCTGTCAGGCCCATGCGGACGTAGGACATCCCTTCCTCAAGGATCAGATCCTTGCCCTCTCTAGCACCGCCGGAACGGAAGTCCTCCATGGAGGCTTGCAGAAATTCCAAGCCCTCTTTTCCGAGTTTCTTCGGGTGGGTGAGTGTGCCGGACATACGGGCGCCGTTCTTGAAGACGTTCGCGCCGTGCTTTTCCATCGAGATCGCCGCGCCGACCGTCTCTCGGGCATAGGTCAGGGGCGTGACGCCGGTAAAGCCGTCCAGCGTCAGGCTGAACAGATGCAGGATTTCCCGCGCGGAAAACACCTGCTGGCGGCCATCCTTCCGCGTGAAGGTATATTTCAGTGCAAGATCATCGCCCTGTTCGACCTTCATCCGGTCTGGATTGATCGGCAGGAGTTCGATCACCTGGCCTCGATAGTTCCTGACCTTCAGCGCATAGGCGTTTCCGCGAAGGAGAACATAGGTCTCCATCATCCGCTTGAACTGCGCCGGCTTCTGCCAGCGGTTCGGCCGACGGCTAAGGACCGCATGCAATGGGTGATCGGTGGCGAATCTCTTGGTCCGATCATCGACCCGCCGCATGACGTGCATGGGCATGTTCGCCACCACGCCGGAACGGATACGGATGCAGGCAAAGACCGCCGAGACCGTCAGCGCCTTCTGTGGCGTAACCAGCACGCCGGATTCGGTCACGTTCCCGGCGCGGATCGCCTCTTCAAGCTGATCCGGCGTCGTGATGATGGTGTAGCCGCCGTTTCCCATCACGGTTGCCACGGGCCGAGCTTCCTCTTCCCGCGGCCGCGAGAGCATCCGGCCGATCGCTGAGCGCAGCCCCATTCCTTACCCCTTCAGATCGAGAGAACGCCCCGGCTGGCGTAGACGGATTCCGTGTCCGTTTCGGCGAGCCTGGCCCTGAGACCAAAGGCCATGGCACCAGCAACGGCGCCGTCGATGCGCAAGCGGCTTTTCGACTTGTCCAGCTTCCGGTTGCCAGCCGGATCATTGGTGATGATGGCGTTCCCGACGTTCCATGTCAGAAGCGGGTTTCCGTCATGCGCGAACCGCTCCTGTATCGCCGCTTCCTCGAAAGCATCGATCGCCGGGGCCATGTCCTTGAACCCCTGCCCCCACGGATACAGCCGAACTTGCGCATCCTCGTCCTCTGACGCCGCCAGTCCGATCCGGTCGAACTCGTTTTTCAGATACTCGATCCGCCAGCGGTCATAGGCGAGGCCAGCGACACGGTAATCGCCGTAGATTTCCGCGATCTTCGTCGCGACATAGGCGGGCTGGATCGTTCGGCCGGGGCATTCCTCCAGCCATCCTTGCCGCCTGAACAGCGAGTAATCCTGCCGGTCCCGGCGCCCGTGCTCTTCGAGGAAATCCTCCGGCTTCCAGAAGAACACCCGGAACGCAGTGCCCTTGAGAGACAGAACGGCCAGCGCGCATAGGTCGGTTGTGGTCGCCATGTCCAGCGCCAGAACCACATCCTCTCCAGCTTCGAACTCGACATCGCCTTTCAGCCCCATCCACATCGACCGGGAGAACAGCGTCGTGAGCGTCGAAACCCGCTGGTTCAGATAGAGGTTGCGGAAGACGTTCTCGAAGGCAGGCAGCCGCTTCGCCTTGGCTGCATATTCGCGGAATTCCACGATGTCGCGGAAATCCCCAAGCGCCGGGTTCGCGTTGAACCAGACCTCTTCGTTGAAGATGTCCTCGATCTCTTCCGGCACCTCATAGAGGTGACAGACCGTCGAATCCGTCGCCCCGGTCAAGGCGTCGTCTATCATCACCGAAAGCGGGTGCTGCGGGTCGTTGGACTGCGTGCTGATCGTGATGAACAGCGGCTCCGGCTGTGCCCCCTGCGCCGTCTCCAGCGCGTCGAACAGGTCGCGGTTGGTCGATTGCGCCAGTTCGTCATAGATCACCACGGCCGGGTTGAGACCGTGCCGGCGCCGCGCGTCTGCTGCAAGGGCGCGATAGACGTTCGACCTGCCGCGGTAGATCACCCGCTTCGTGGATTCCACCGTCTTCAGGATATCGCTCAGCGTCGGCGACAGGCTGACGATCTGGACGAGATACTTGTAGACCTGCGCCGCCTGATCCTTGTCGTTCGCGGCCGAGACGATCTCGCTGTTGATCCCTGCCTCGGGTCCGCAGAGGTGAACCAGCACCAGAGCGGCGATTAGAGCGGTTTTTCCGTTCTTCCGCGCGATTGAGAGGATCGCCTTCCGCGTCTTCCGGCGGAGAAGCCAGACCACTTCGCCTGTTTCCGGGTCCACCTGTTGAACCCGCTCGGCATTCGCGTAGATGTCGAAGATGAAATCGCGCTGCCAGGGCCGAAGCCTGAACCTCTTCCCCGAGCCGAAGCCGGACGGAATCCGCAGCCGCTCGATGAACTGGATTACCCGTTCGGCGCGTTCAACGGCGGCGCGATCAAGCCCGTCGGAAATTCTGGTCCGTCGCCATCCGGGTCGCCTGGTACCCCCCCGCCCGGTGACGGTTCGTTCCCCGGAGACGGCGGCGGAATTCCGCGCCGCGTTGCTTTCGTGATGCACAGCTTCTCCGACAACTGGACAATCTGGGCCAGCGCCATGTTGATGATCGAGATATGCGGGTTCAGGCACGGCGACCCATTGGCCTTCTTCTCGACCGCAGCGGTCTTCTGGAGCGCCTTTTCAGATTTCTCTAGGCGAACCACAGCGCGGCAGTAGGCCACCAGAAGCATCTTGTCCGCCGTCGTGAAATACCACGACGGGAAGGATGAAACGGTATCCTGCCAGACCGCCCGCTCCATCTCTGTGAGCCGCGTCGGCATCCTCAGACCCCCGAAAGACAGGTCCGTATCGTCAACGATCTCCTGAATAGGACGTTTTCCCGGGTTTCCTTCGAGAATTCGCTCCTCAGGCGACTTCGGTGGGCGTCCTCTGCGCGCCATTTTGGAATATTTTCCTCGTTTTCTCAGGAGCCGAATTTCGCGGCGTCTAGCGCGGAGGGTCGGCGCCGGTCGCCGCGGGTCAGGGCTCCAGACTTTCGGATACCCCCCCGGTGGGGTGATGGCGGGCGGCCTGGCCGTCGCATCAGGCAATGGGTGCGGCTGTGCCTGTCGCTGTGGCGGTGCGGGGTGGGTGCAGGCTCCCGAGGTGAAGGAAAGACCAGGTGCAGAGCTGACAGCGGCCACAGCCCGCGCCATGCGCGCTGTGTGCTCACCTCCTGCGGTTGGCAGGGTGCTGCGGGTCTAGGGGCCAGCCTGTTGCATCCGTGGCGAGGCTGTATCCGCGCACCTCTCGCCCCTGCTTCTCGCTGTCGTGGCAGGACTTGCACAGCGTCTGCAAGTTGCCCGGATCGAGGAACAGGGCGAGGGCGCCACGATGCGGCCTGATATGGTCACACACCGGAGACGAGGCGGAAGGGTATCGCCCCGCGCATACGCGCCCACAGAGGGCGCATATGAGGGCGTCCCGTTGGAACGTCTGCCTTCTCAGGCTCTCCCATTCCGACAGGTCGTAGAGATGGTCGTAGCTCTCGCTATCGCCTCTACCTGAGTATTTTAGCATTACGCTAATTTATATCCTTGCGAATCACTTTAGCGTTGCGCTAATTTATATCCACAGAGGAAGCGGGCCAGCCGCTCCACCCCGCCCAGAGGCGAGACGCAAGGCAAGCCGTGCAAGTCGGTGCCCAAGTGCAAGGACAGGTGAAGCTGTCAGCCGCGAGAACAACCTTTCCATTCACGGGCGCCCGATGGGCGGGCGCCTCTGTTCGGAAAGGAGGTGATGAACACGGATAACGATTGGCTATACCAGCGCACGATTGAGGCGCTGGCGCTGATCAGGAAGGGCGGCCTCTCGGCAAAGATCGCCCGCGCCTTCCTGAAGACGCACTTCGGCTGACGCCGAAGCCCGGGCCGTCCCCGAAAGGGGGCGGCTCACCCATTTTCACACGATTCCCCACAACATGACAATGAGGTGATCCCATGTCCTACGCTTTCAACCGCTTTCGCGCCAATTCGGCCGTCAAAGCTTCTCTCGGCAACATCCTGACGGATGATCAACTGCGCGCTGCGGCTCTCATGCGCATCGGTAGCGAAGATGGAGGGGGCCGCGGCGCGCGGTTCGCGCCGGTTGCCACCATCGACGTGCTGAACGGCCTGCGCCGGGAAGGCTTCGATCCCGTCTATGCCGGTCAGGCCCGCACCCGCGACCAGTCCCGCCGCGAATTCACCAAGCACATGGTCCGCCTGCGCCATCGCGGCGAAGCCGGCCAGACGTTCATGGTCGGCGGATCGCACTTTGAAATCGTGCTGATCAACGCCAATGACGGCACGTCCGCCTATCACATGCTGCCCGGCGTGTTCCGGCTGGTATGCCTGAATGGCCTGATGGTCGGCGACACCTATGACGAGGTGAAGGTCCGCCATACCGGCGATGCCGTCGGCGAGGTGATCGAAGGCGCCTACCGCGTCCTCGGCGAAGCGCCCCGCGTGGCGGGCCAGGTCGATACCTTCCGCGCCCTGTCGCTGAACCGCGACGAACAGCAAGTGTTCGCCGAAGCCGCGCACATGCTCCGCTTCCCCGATCACCACACCGCCGAAAGTGAAGCGCGTCGGGAAACCGCTATCACCGCGGGACAGCTTCTGCGCCCGCGGCGTGCGGATGATCGCGCTGCGGACCTGTGGACCACGTTCAACGTGACCCAAGAGAACGTGATCCGGGGCGGCCTGTCGAATTGGGGCCGGGATGCCAACAACCGGCGGCGCCGGCAGACCATGCGCGAAGTGAACGGGATCGACCAGAACCGCGGACTGAACCGCGCCTTGTGGACCCTGACCGAACGCATGGCCGAGCTGAAAGGGGCGGCCTGATGGACATGACGCTTTCCGATTTCGTCTCGCGCGAGGCCGGGCCAAACTGGTGCGTAACGCTCCGGCGCAGCCGGGGCATTGCGCGCTACGATACGATCATCACCCCGTCCCGTTTCGATCGGCTGCAAGAGGCCTATGTCAAGGCGGGCGGCAATCCTGATCAGGTCAACCCGAGGGTGCTTGAGCGCCTTGGCTGGCGGCAGGTCTGGGTTCCGCCGTCAAGCTGATCCCTACCCCATCCATCCAGCACACACCCGCGGCGGCAATCGTCGCCGCGGCCCGAATTCCCATGGCAGAAAGGCACCCGAAATGATCATGAAAACCCGTGCGGACCTGATGAAGGATCGCGGCTTCTCCAGTCTCGACACAGATACCTGCGGCAATCCCATCGTCTGGGAAAACAGCTACGAATGTCCTGCCTGCGGCGAGATCTGGGATGATACCTGGTCTTGCGGTTGCGACGATGACTGTCCGAACTGCGGGACAACGGTCGCGCCTTACCGCATGGACTGGTTGCCAGCAGGAAAGGGCGAGCCGGGAGCGCCGCTTTACGATATGTGGTTTGCCCTGCCCGAGTCCGGCACTGACAACCTGAACATGCTCTCCCACGGCGAGACCATAGCCAGCGTGATCGCCCGAGACGGCTGCATCGGCATCGACGTGCTGTTCTGCCGGAACATCAGCGACAACCCGGACGAAACCGACTTCATGACCTGCGCCCCGGAAGTGGCCGAGATTGCCACTGTTTACATCATCACGCGCGAAGGCATTTCCTCCGCCGTGCATGATGTGGACCTGACCGAGGCCGGGGCGGATAGTCTGGCGGCGACCTGTAAGGCGCTGTTCCTAGAAATCTGCACCAGTCGGAGGCCAAATGTCACCTCCTAGCGGAATCGCCCCGTTTGGCGCATCATCCGGGCTGGGAACAATGCCATGGGAAAGGACAGAGCCCGTGCAACAATCGTTCAAGGAACGCCTGACCGCGCTATGTGGCTATGGAGCGCAGGGCGACTTTGCCGAAGCCGCCGGCATCCATCATGTCAACCTGTCCAAGCAGATCGCAAAGGGCGGAGTCGATGCCACTCTTCTTGGCCATCTCGAATGGCTGGAAGCCGTCCCGCCTGCCAAGTGGCCCGACCGCTGGGCCAAGCTGCGCGAACGGGCCAAGGCGAAGACCAAGAAAGACGCGAAGGAGGTGAAAGCCGCATGAGCTACGTCGAATATCAGGCCGTCACCTTCGGCGGCTGGGCTGCGTCGATGCTGCCGCTGTGGATCGCGCTTGGAGGCATCGCCCTTGGCTTCGTCACCAGAGGCCTGTTCAGGAAATGAAAACGGGCGGGGATCAACCCGCCCGCTTTCGACACCCCTGCCGATGATTCGGGATATGAGTCAGAAACTGACTCTCGTCAAACAAAATCTTGCGGTCACTCCATCTCGACCGTCATGAACTGGTAGGGCACGGCATAACCCTTGGCCTCCCACGCATCCCCGACAAGATCGAGAACATCGCGCAGCCCTGCGGCCAGGCGCTTGCGCTGCCGGTCTGGCACAACCATTGCTCCCTGCCGCTTCCCCCCTGCCCGCTCCATCACCCATCCTGACCTGATCGCGACCAGTTCAAGGCTTTGCCCGTGCAGACAGATCGCATCGATCAGGTCTCGGGCCGAAATGGGGTGATGGCTCCCTACCCTTTTCTCCCCGCGCGCTCGGCCGACCGGATAGATGATCGGATCAACCAGCCGCAGTGCCACATGCGCGACTTCGACCATCCGAAGTATATGGATTGTCCGATCCGTGGCCCCGCCGCCACCCGAGCGGCCTCCGTCCACATGTTCGCGCAGGAAGGTGTTCGATCCGGCCTTGAGAACCGCCTCGCAATAGGCCCCATAGCAAGACCCGATGGCACGCTGTTGCGTGGACAGCTTGAGCCTTGGGTCAAGGCTGCCGGTGACTGCCGTGCGCTCACCCGCCGCCGTCTCCCGCTCTCGCTTGTCGCCGTGCTTCGACCATATCTCGACCGTGCCACCGTGCCGCGCGATCTTGGCGCCGCCCTGCGACAGGAACGAGTGCAGCCGGCTCTTCTTACTTGCGGCCAAGGGCACGCTCCCCATAGGCGTCGTTCGCCCATGCAGTCATCGCCGTTCGCAATTCCGTGGGCAGTTCCTCAGGCTTGACGATGATGGTGCCGTGCTGGACCCACGCCCGGCGGCAAATGCGCCAGACCCGGCCGAACATGCCCTCGTGATCCGGCTCCGCAGCGCCATGACGGTAGATCGGGCTGATGCTGGCGAAGCCCCTCATTCGGCAATTCCATCTGCATCGCCCAGCGTCCAGATGATCACCCGCTTGCGGTAGCCCTTCGTCACCCGCCCGCCGTTCCACAAAGCGTTCAGCACGTCGCTGGCGTAATCCACGGGAAGACCGGTCGCGCGGGCTACGTCCGCTGTCGTCATCTCGCCAGAGATCGCAGCCAGAACGGAAACCTTCATGGCCTCGAAACGCTCAATCGCCGCTTCGTGCCTGGCGCTGCGCTTGTGACCTTCCGCCAACGGCTCTCGCTTTCGGGCAGCATTGCTACCGCGCGTCAGGGCCGCGGCGCGGCCCTGCCAATGTTGTGCCAACTGGAGGTTGCCACGGGTCTTCCACATGGCTGCATTCTCCATCGCGGCGAGGATTGCCGGCGGAATGAGCCGCGCCTCTGCATGCGTCATGCTTCTGCCCTCTCGAATTTCCCCACCTGGTCGCCGAACGCATCCCAGCCAGGCCGCTCCTGACGGCTGAACAGGTCGAGCATCCAGACGCCCGGCACCAAGGCTTCGGCTGCTGAGTAGGCTTCTTCCGGCTTGCGGCTGTGTTCCCGCACCCTTGCGTCGATCACTGACCGCACGTTTCTCGCCGTTCTCGGATTGCCCAAGGTGCCGATCAGGAACGGTTCACCGGCCGATCGCAAACGATATCCGGTGCCGAACTGGAGGTGGCCGTTCGTGGTGCGCTTCACCCAATGGCCAGCGGTGGCGAAGTTGAAGCCCCATTCGCTCAGAAGCTGGATTGCCTGCGGCAGCATGGGGTTCGTGGCCCAGAGCCAGAGAAGGCAATCCGGCGCGGCCAGATGATCCACCCGCCATTTCTGGATTTCCGAAATCGGCAGGCAGGAATAGTGCGAGGTCGGGTTCTTGCGCTCCCCCTTCTTCGACCAGTTGCGGAACAGCCACGGCGGGTCTGCCATGATCAGCCCGTAGCGCATGCGCGGAATGTCCTCGAAGCGGTCGTAGATCATCGGGGCGCCTCAACGTAGGCCCAATCCACCCACCCCTTGATCTGCGCCAAGCGGTAAATGCCGCGTTCCGTTCGTGCTTCGATCACCTGACCGGTCTTGTGATTGACCGCGGCCCAGCGACGGCCGATGCTCAGGTTCCCGGTGATCTGCCTGACCTGCGCGAGGCTGACCTTGCAGGCCTCCGCGACCTCGAAATCCTCCATGGTCTCGGCCAGCGCGAGAACCTTCTTGCGCAAAGCGGCTGCGTCCAGATCGTTCGTCATCGGTGAATATGCCATCAGATGAACCCCATCGCGGCCTGCACGTTGCCGTTCAGCAAATCCCAAACCCGGTTCGTCGCCATATCGCACCCCAGCTTGACCGATCCGATTCCGTCATGCCGGTGCTTCGCTAGGATCAGGTCCATCTGGTTCTTGCAGGCAGAAAGTGCCGCCTCGTAATCAACCCGCTTTTCGATGTTGACCTTGCCTGATTTCGGCTCTCTCGGCGGCCCTTCGCGCTCCAAATAGAAATGATCCCGGTGCGTGAACAGGATGATATCGGCGTCCTGTTCGATCTGCCCGGACTCCCGGATGTCTGCCAGCCGAGGCCGCTTGTCGTCGCGATCGGCAAGGCTCTTGGAATTGACCTGCGCCAGCGCCAGAACCGGCACTTCCAAGAGCTTCGCCATGGTCTTCAACCCGGTGGAAACCTCAGCCACCATCTGGAAGCGATCCCGCGCCGGCGCGCGAACGAGTTGCAGATAGTCCACCACCACCAGACCGAGGCCGCGCGGCACCTTCTCCGCCATCGACTTCTTCACGCGCCGGGCCGTGGCCATCATGCCGGGAAGATCGCGGATATGGCCGTTCACGATCTCCAACGGCCACGTTTCGATCTCCCGCGATTTGCCGATGATCCGCTGCCCCTGATCCCCGCTGATATCGCCGCGGCGCATGTTCCGGTATGGCACCTCGGTTTCGGCCGAGATGATCCGCTGGGCGATGGCGTAGGGGGCCATTTCGAGGCTGAACATGCACACTCCGACAGTCTGTTTGATCAGGTGCCGGATCAGTTCGACGCCCAGCGTGGTCTTGCCCATCGACGCGCCGCCGGCGAGGATGATCAGATCCTCTGGGAAGAGACCGCCGACCAGATCATCAATCGCGGGAATGCCGATCTTGACCCCGCCGCTTTCGCCCATGAATGCGGCATTGGTCATTTCCAGGGCCCGCGTGGTGGCGGACAGAAGCGATATGGTCGGGCGCCTGTAATCACTGGTGGCGATGATCGCCCCGGCCGCCTCGACCATGGCGTGAACCTCGCCAACGTCGCGCATCTCCACCAGCGCCTTACCCGCGTCCGCCATCGCCTGTCGCAGCGTCCGCCGATGGTAAAGGTCCAGAATGATCCCGGCGTATTCGCGGATCATCTGCGGGGTGATGGCCGATCCGGCCAGCCGGACGAGGTAGCGCCCGCCCCCCAACTCGTTCAGACCGGCATCGTCGGCCATCACGGTTTTCAGGATCACAGGGCTGACCTGGTGACTGCCCTTCACCCGCCCCTCGATCGCCTTGAAAATGCGGGCATGGACCGGATCAAAGAACGCATCCGCCGTGATCATGTCCGCGATCTGGAGATACCGATCGCCGTCCAGAAGGATTGCCCCGAGCATCTGTTGCTCCGCTTCGATGCTGGACAGCGGATCGCGCTCTTCGGCTTGGTGCTGATCGTCGTAGGCCATGGCCATTCCTTGGTTCACGGATGGGGCTGGAAGGTCGCCGCGCGGTCGCGGATCGCGGCGTAACGGTCGCGGTCGGGGTCAGGCTGATCGGCCTGCCATTGGTCCCAACGGGCGCCGTTCAGCCATGTCGCAGGCATCGGCACATACTGCGGGTCCGGTCGGGACGCCGCGTATCGCCGGGCGGCAGAGATGATCGTTTCGGGATCGGTCTTCGGGATGCCCTTGGCCCTGCCGGTCACGATCCGGTGCCATGCCGCCAGTGCTTGTGGCTTCGCGGTCTTCCTGCCGGGCGGATAGGCTTCCCAGAAGGCTTCGAAGCCACGCGGACAACCATCATCGACCTGTGCCGACTTTTGGTCCTCGACTTCGGAAAAAAGGGTTTGGGTTTCTTTATATGGTTCTTCTGAGGGTTCTATAGAGGGTTCAAGGGGTGCACGTGGTGCACCCCCCTCCTGCACGTGGTGCACTCTGCTGGTGCACGTGGTGCGCCCTGCATCAGAGTGCACGTGGTGCACCTTGATTGTGTCGTCGGTCAGAATACCCTCAACATGTAGTTGTTTAAGGGTTGGGTGTTCTTCGACAGAAGTGGGCCGCTTCCGGTCCTTCCAACCGATCATGAGGAAGGCGCTGGACATCTGCGAGCCATTGTCTCGGCGTCGGCGGAACTGGAGGATCAGACCGCTCTGCTCAAGCGACTGGAGGCAATACTGGACCTTGCGTTTCGAGCAACGGCACTTCTCGACCAGCGTGGACTGCCGGACCCAAAGCACGCCGAAATCGTCGGCCTGGTCGGCCAGCGTCACCAGAATGAACGCCGAAATGGGATCGGAAACTTCGGCCTGATGGTAGGCCCAACTGATGGCGTCGTTGCTCATTGGAGCGCCCTCTCAACGGGCCAACCAAGAACCTTGATGCGTTGCCAGACATTGCGATAGTCCAGCCCCCTTTCCTCGCACCAATCCTTCAACGGCCGCTCAACACCGTCAATAGAAACCTTGATGCTTTTCAGCTTGTTACGGCATTGCTGCTTGCCTGTTGCCCATCGAACGTTGCCGGGCGCGTAGTGGCCGTTCGTGTCAATCCTGTCGATGGAAAACTCAAGCCCCGGCCGCGGACCGACCTCACTGTAAAAGTCCGCGAAACCGGAAAAGAGAACCCGGATTCCACGCCCACCATATCGGGGATATGACTTATCATTCGGGTTCAAACACCGGCGCTTCATCCCGCACCAGACCGAATACTCCGAGCTGTGTTTCATGCCGTGCGTCGTGGCGCGCTTGATCACGGTCTCACGCGCCCGCTCCCGCATATAACAGCCGCATGAGACCTGCGTTCCGCTGGTCAGGGCAGTCTTCCAGACGGTAACGGTTTCACCGCAATCGCACCGGCATTCCCATCGTGTTTGCTTTTTCCCGTTCGTCGCCGATGCGGCCTTCTTCGTGACCGCCAGACGGCCAAATCGTTGACCCGTGATGTCTATCAGACGCGGCATTTTACAGTGGTCTCCCATCGAAAAGCGGCCCCGTGTCGATTGCGACGTGCTGTCTGCTTTCGATCGCGCAGGCGTATGACCACAAGGACGCGGCGTCGGCCTGGTCGTGATCGTTGATCTGCCAGCCAAGGGCGCGGCACCGTTGCAACACCTTGCCCTTGATCATCTTGGTCGCGGCCGTCTCGCTGAGGTGCGGGAAGTCCGCCTTGGTAAAATGCCGCCCGAGGAAATGCTTGCGGATGGACCCGATCTGATACTGGACCGTGCGCATCCCCAGATTGCAGGCAGCGCCGCGCAGGACGGCGACAAGCCCGATCAGGTAGGCATTGGCATCCCGGCCCCCGACTGCGGCCTCCACGGCAACCAGATCGGGGGCAAGTTGCTTGTGCATCTCCTGCATGAACCGGATGGCTTTGGAGAACCGCGCGTCGTGTTCGCGCAGATCATCAAAACCCACCGTCCATGTCACAGGCGAGGATGAGGGCCGCCCGAAGGCGGCGCCCATTTTTGTTGCAACGTCCAAGGCGAGGATCTTCATTCCGCGGCCGTCGCCGCCTTGACCGCATCCGCCGGGGCTTCAAGGTCGAGCGAGGTCTGTTTCTCGATCTCGGCCTCGATGATCGGGAACAGCACCCGCATCGAGCGCAGCCAGTCCGCCCGATCCGTCGGCTTCTTCATCCGCAGGACCATGCGACCGTGACTGAACGCCTTCTTGTTCAGCCCGGTTTTTTCCAGATACTGGCCGATCTCCTGCCGGTCGGACGCTGCGTCCGAAGCGCGCTCGCCATCCCGCGTGTTGAAATCGCCCATCACTTCCAGAACTTCCCCGGCATCCACAACGAGCGCGCCGGGGGCCTTCGTCTCATCTTGGGTCTTCGGTTTTCGTGCCATGATGGCCTCCTGTCTGGGGTTCGCCCTCTTCTCGCGTCGGGCAAGAGCGCCTGGTGTGGGTGTTTGCCGATCGATGTGACCCGCACCGGCAGAGCCGCGGCGGCACACCCACGTCGCAGCCTCAGCGCGCGGCCTTAAGGACCGGCTCGCCGGTATCCGTGCTGCCGTCGCCCATCGGGGCGGCGGCGTGTTCCGATTGTGATCTGATGAACTCGCGCACCCTGCGGGCGGTGCGATTTCTCGGCTCGCGACCATTTTCAAGATCGAAGACAAAGCGCGGGTCGCTCACAGCTTGCTCGCCAAAGGCCGTCTTTGTCATGCCGGTGGCGGTGATGTGGGCGATCACCTCGTCCAAGAGCGGGTTATCTGTGGTGATTTGGTGTTCCATGTGCGCAACGGTAGGATTTTTCCTACACTCTGACAACTGGAAACATCCTATTCGCGGCCTTACATGAAAATAGGATATTCCCTACGGCATGGAACGGGATGAAGTTGTCATGATCGTCGCGCGCAACATTGAGGCCGCAATGGCCCGCAAAGGCACGAACCCATCAGAGGTTGCGCGGCGTGCGGAGGTCAACCACACCGCCGTCTACGACATCCTCAAGGGCAAAAGCAAACACCCGAGGCTCGACACAATCCACAAGATCGCGGTCAAAGGGCTAGGCATCCCCATGATGGCGCTGTTCGTGGAACCAAGCGATGATGAGCTTGACCAGGAGCTTGCGGAGACCATAGGCCTCATCCCGGCTGTGGAGCGGCGGAAGATTCTGACGATCGCGAAAGCGTTCCTGCCTCCAGACGAAGATCTCTGATCACTGTTAAAAGCACCAGTTTTTCCGAGCGGCTGAGGCGCGGCAGCAGCGTCCTCAGCTCTTCGGCTTCTTCGCACTTCGGCATTTCTACCCCCATCGAATTTAGCCTTAAGCGAGAACATTAGAAGAACATATCGCTCGCAGCCAAGCGATACTTGGGCTTGACACAGGATTCCTGTGGACAGATCGGTCCTGGCTGGTTGTAACTCGACCGAACGGGATCACGGATCAGATCACCACTGCAAAGCTTGCTGCGTCGCCACGGCCGGAGGGGCAATATGGTTGCTAAGCCAATCACGATCACCGCTTTGGCGTTCTTGACCACGTTTACCGCCGCCGTCGCCGAACCCCTGTCAGCAGGTGAAGAGGAATCCTTCTCCGAGAAGTGCTCCGAGGCTATCCAACAACGACTGGCAGCCCCTTCAACCTTTGCGCTGATCGAAGTCGAACTATTGCAGCGTAAACCGGCGACTTACGCGGCGATGTGGGGCTTGGACAACCAGGAAAAGCACCTGTTATACCTGATGCAATCGGCCGAGGTTCGTGCAGTCACTGACGCGATGCTGCCCAAGGATTACGATGTCCTCTCTGGTTACTTCCACTACGATGCTTCGAACGAATACGGGGTGCCATTGCGGCACTTGGCATTCTGCAGCGTCAGTGTTCGCAAAAGCGAAGAATATGGCCTGAACCCTCTGATCGATGCTGACGTCATGATCGACGGATTCACCTATAGCGATTGGCTTCAGGCTGAAATCTATCGCCTGGCGCCCTGACCGGATATCCCATGCCACGCCGCCCTAAGTCACCCCGCGAACGTGCCGCCCGCGCCCTGTGCAACCTCGACGGCCATGCGCCAGACATCCAGTTTGAAGGCGCACCGATGTGGAAAAGCTATCTCCCCCAGGTGGATGCCGTGCTGCGGGTTGCACTCGGGGATGAGACATGGGCCGCGATGGTAGAGGCGGAGACCACATAGAGGGACAGAAGATGACGGGAACCGACAAAGATCAAAGAGCGACGTTCGAAATGGACCCGCGGCATGCAATTACTGCGTTCTGGGTGACATGGGAGGCCTTAGGCATGGCGCTCGCCCATATCGCGCGGCAGCATCCCGATGCCGGATGGAAGGCCGACATGCGGAAGAAGATGCTCGATCTTTTCGAGACAGGCGAATTCGAAGAGACCGAGAGCGGCGAAGGTTTTACACACCGCCACCTCGCGCCGCACGCCATGAATTTCGAGCCAGAAGCGGTTCAGACAGGTATTCGAGCAGTGGATGCTGCCCTTGCGAGGATCAGCTATCGCTAGGTAGTTGGACGTTCGACGCACGGATTTTCACCATGCCATCGGACAAGATTAACATCGCGGACTCGCGATGATCCTTGCCGACGACGCTGAAAATGCGAGTCGGAACAGGCCGCACTGACCCGGTCGTTTCGGGCGGCATGGACGAAGCATCTCTGCGCTTGGCCGCCTCCCCTTTCGTGGCATCGTGCTTCTCGTTCATTGGACCGCTCTCCTTTGTCCGGCGGACAACTGCGCCTGGGCGGTGAAGACGAACAAAACCCATTCGTCTGGTATCCTCGAAACTATTTCGACAGATCAGCATCACCCATCCCTGCCCGCAACGCGCTGGCTTTTTGCTGCCGCAGCGCCTCGCGCTGCGGGATGATTCTGACACGCCATAGTGGTCGGAGAAAGTTGATTATTGGATATTTCCTATTATTCGTGTTGACAGTAGGATTTTTCCTATAGATTATCCGTCCTATCCGGTGCGACACATGAGCCACCGCGACCAGATGGAGACCCCAATGGACCAGAGCACCAACAGGCCCCTGCGCGACCTCAGGTCGCTGACGGGCAAGGAAATCGACCAGTGCCTCATGACCATGACGCCGCGCCCGACGAGGCTTGAGCGCAGCAGGTTGCAACTGATCACCGAAGCGCTGGCATCCGTCGCGCTGATCATCTCCGCCGTCACTGTTTTCGTGATGGCGATGGCGATCATCCTCCAGTGACCGAACGCGAAGAACTTGCGCTGGAAGAAAAGCTGGCGGCCATGTCGGCGGAAGAACTCGACGGGGCCGAGGAATACCTTCGGGCGAACGACCTGATCACCAACAGCGTATCGGCCGCGATCCTGAACCGCCGCAAGGCGCTCTCCAAGAAATAACCCGGCCCAGTAGCCGGGCCGTCCGGTCGGGGCTCGCTCCCGACCCCGGCCGGACATTGCCTTGAACCCCAAATGAAAGGTCCACGCCGTGGCAAAGCAAGTCCCCCAGACCCGCGTCGAATTCTACAGTCAGGCGAAATATGATGCCTGGCTGGCATCGAACCCGGATACCAGCCAGATCACCCACTTCTGGGCCGACAACCTGCCGCTGGTGCAGGCGCTGCCCGATCTGCCCGCCGTGACGGACTTCCGGGCCTACAACCTGCCGCTGGTGCAGGCGCTGCCCGATCTGCCCGCCGTGACGGTCTTCCGGGCCTACAACCTGCCGCTGGTGCAGGCGCTGCCCGATCTGCCCGCCGTGACGGACTTCCGGGCCGACAACCTGCCGCTGGTGCAGGCGCTGCCCGATCTGCCCGCCGTGACCGACTTCTGGGCCTACAACCTGCCGCTGGTGCAGGCGCTGCCCGATCTGCCCGCCGTCACCGACTTCTGGGCCGACAACCTGCCGCTGGTGCAGGCGCTGCCCGATCTGCCCGCCGTGACGGTCTTCCGGGCCTACAACCTGCCGCTGGTGCAGGCGCTGCCCGATCTGCCCG